AATTGCACAACATTATGCACAGTAGTACCACCTTGAAAACTTGCATTGTTTAAATCTTTTGTTTCTTTTGGAAATAATATTTTTTTAAAAAATCTGTCTGAATGTTTAAGACAAGCAGTAGATTTGGATGTGTGTTCTAATCCAAATTTCTTGTAGCAATCTCCTAAAATTTTAGGGTGATTCGTCATATAAGAAATATATAACGATATTATATTTAAAAATCAACAGTATTATAGTTTATCTATAACAACTATTTCCATTGGTTATCGGTAGGATAATTAGCAGCTACAAACCTTGATGAGTCTTGAATAGTAATATTTTTTGCAATTGTAGTAATTACTTCGTCAGTTATGGTAGATTTATCAACAATATCAAAAGTTCCACCATCTTTAGGAATTAAATAACCAACAAAAATTTTATTAGTTTTTTTTTCTTTACTAATAGATAAGCCATAAAGTGCATCATTTTCTACACCATGAAAAGGTTTGAAATATCTTACCGACCCAGCTAAAGACCCAGAACGCATAAAAATAAACGAATAATTTTTCCATTTTTCTATAACTGTTAATTTTTTTCTGTCATTTTTACTAAAAATTCTTACTTGACCATTTTGCTGTAATTCACCTAAACCAGTAATAACTGTGTCTTTTGTAATAAAATGTGTGTTAGATAAAATAGGTTGATCTATTTTACCTCTAGAATTAAAATATTTTACTAATAAATCTGATAGCTCTAACAAACCAAAGTTGTGTGGATCTTTTTCTTTTTTATTAATTAACCTTGACCATTTAACTTTCCAGTTAGCAAATAACTTTGCATTTTTACCTAATGTATCTCTTAAAACTTGATCCCTAGAAACATTATGTATTTTTAATAATTCGTCTAATTTATCTTTTTGAAACATTTCGTATTCATTGTTATTAAATAACATAGCACCTCCATTTCCTATTGTCTATTATCATATTGTTATAGCTATATTATAACAAATATAAATTGCAACATAATTGATTAACAATTATAACAAAGCTTACCTATGATTCTGAAAGAGATTAAATATCGTAATTTTAAGGTAAAAATCGTTAAATTAGCTAGGAAAGACGCTAAAAAAGAAAACATTTATGGTTACTATGATACTGACAAATCAATCATAGCTTTATCAGAAGATTTAAAAAAAATAACTTTACTAGATACTTTACTACATGAAATAGCACACATGATAGCTCACAAGTCAGAGATTCGTTTAAAGAATCTTGGTGAGGAGGGTGTTGCTACTTTTGTAGGATCTGAGTTTTCTAAGGTATTTTTACAAAATCCTAAATTAATAACTTTTATAAAAAGGTGTACTTCTAAATGAAAGCCTTTTTAATTTTAGCATTGCTTACAGCTCAAGGAATAAATTATGAAAAAATTTATATTAAAAATTTTACAGATTGTAATGCAGCATTTGAAAGCAAAGCAACCTGGTATGACAACCCAAAGTTTGAAGATGGCAATGGTGAGATTTGGGGTTTTTATATTTACAACAACAAACCAGTAATAGCTTCGTACTGCAAAGACCAGGAGGGTAACTGGTTGTTATGAAAAAATCAAAACAAAAATATTATGGAATAGATGTAAAAAACTGTGAACATTGCAATACAGAAATTAAATTAAAAGGTAAAAATAAAAAAGTAAGATTTTGTTCTAAAGCTTGTTGTAGAAAAGCATATAGAAAAACAGATAAATCAAAATTATCTAATTATATTTACAATAGATCTGACAAGAGGAAAGCTAGTAGTAAAAAATATGCAAAAACTGAAAAAGGTAAATTATTAAGAAGATTAAGAGAAAGTAAAAAAAGACAAAATCCTGTTTGGTTAAAGAAAAGAAATATTGATCGTAGAGAATGGGATAATAATTATCGTTTAACATTTAAGGGTAAGGCAGCAAGATTTAGGTACACCCAAAAATGGTATTACGAAAGAGGTGGTAAAGAAAAACAAGCTCTTTATAGAAAAGAATATTTTAAAAGACCGGAAGCAATAGCAATGATGAGAGCTAGGATTAACAAGAGGAGAGCCATAAAATTAAGAGCTATACCTAAATGGGCTAATTTAGAAAAAATAAAATTAATTTATAAAAATTGTCCAAAAGGTTACCATGTAGATCATATCATACCCTTAAATAATCCTATTGTATCAGGATTTCATGTTGAGAATAATCTTCAATATTTAACTGCAAGAGAAAATGTAAAAAAGGGAAACAAACTAATTGCATGATAGAAGTTAAATTAGATTTATACGATATTATGGCAGCTTCACAAACTGGGTTGCTTAGGGTTTTTGAGTCATTAAGATTAAAACAAGATTGGGGACACAACTACAAAGGTAGTGTTAATGACCAAATAGCAAAATCAATTAGTGGTGCTTGTGCAGAACTTGCAGTTTGTCGTTATTTAGACACTGCATTTAACTTTCATGTAAATCATGGCTCTAACCCTGACATAATATTTCATGATATACATTTACAAGTAAGATCGCAGCTACCTAAGCAAAATAACAGTTTAATTATCAGGCCAAAAGGTAGTAAGCAAAATGAAATCTATATTTTAGTTATTGATAAAACTCCAAAATTTGAAATTCATGGCTTTGTTAATAGCACTCATGTTTTAGGTACTGACAGATTTTTAACTGACTTTGGCATTGCTGACCGACCAAAAGTTCATTCATTAGGAATAGATAAATTAACACCAATAAAGTTTTTGAAAGATGGAGCATGGAATTAAGTGTACTTGATTTATTCAGCGGTATTGGTGGTTTTAGTGTTGGTCTTGAGTCTATTGGTAAATTTAAAACAGTTGCCTTTTGTGAGCAAGACAAGTTTTGCCAAAAGGTTTTACAAAAACATTGGAAAGATATTCCAATATATGAGGATATTAAAAAATTAGATGGAACAAAAATTAAAGCAGATGTCGTTGTTGGAGGATTCCCATGCCAAAGCTTCTCAATTGCTGGTAAGCAAAAAGGCAAAAACGATGAACGATACCTCTGGGATGAAATGTTTAGAATCATTAAGGAGGTTAAACCCAGATGGATTATTGGCGAAAATGTCCAAAACCTTACTAACATCTCAAATGGAGAAATCTTGCAAGGAATTTACAATGATTTGGAATCTCAAGGTTACGAAGTCCAAACTTTTAATATTTCAGCTAGTTCGCAAGGAGCATGGCACAAAAGAAGTAGAATCTGGATTGTTGCTGCCAACACCAAATGCTTGGGATTCAGCAAGGGGAGCAAGAAGCCAGAAAAATTTAAAGGAAAAGAAACATCAAATAAATATTTTAACTGCAATCAAGGATTACAACTCAGAGAAACCAGTAAAGAAATGGAACTATCCAACACCAAGTGCAAGTTGTTACATGGATGTAGTAGCACCGCCACAGACAGTACAAAAAAATTCACAGGGTTGGAGTGTAACAAGGGTGAAGTCAGGGGTAAAATATGGAGCAAAACTGAACGATGTAGTGAACAAAATTTACAATTTACCAACACCAACAAATTCGGAACACAAATACAGGCTCAAG